AGACCATATACGTCCGGCGGATGGTCGAAGTTTTAATCGAGAAATCGGACGACTTGTCCGTCGAAGAGGTGGATTGCCTCCGAGTACTCTCAGAGCTGTCTCTGGGAGGAAACGTTGCAGAATCTGGACAGCCAATGGGGAGCCCGATGAGCTTTCCACTGCTCTGTTTGGTCAATAAAACCGTCTTCGACATGTCGTTAACCGACCTTTTTCTCGAGGGTAAAATCTCGTTCCGTGAATGGAGCGAGCATCGCTGTCTCATCAACGGTGATGATCTCCTCACCCGCTCGACCAGCGAGGGTGATCTTGTGTCTGCGGTCCGTCTTAGTGGCGGTGCAGTTGGCCTTCGGGTTAATGAAGCAAAGACTATGGTGAGCTCGCGCTGGGCCGAGATAAACTCTACCGTCTTTGAGGACGCCTCCACGGGCGTAGAAGGCGAGGAGTTTATAATCGAAGAGAGGAAGAAAACAAATGTTTCCGCATTGTGGATGGATGCGGGTGTAAACGATGTGGTTGGTTACTCTTGCGAGTCGGCAGCCACGGCGAAGGGAATTTCAACGATCGTGAAGAACAACAAGTCGAGACTGGCTCGACAAAAAATAAAAACTTACTCACGCCCCGGACCTGTGGTGCTGTCGGCGCTCTTGCGCAGCAAGGCCATCCGCGTCGCGATAAGCTCGCAACCGGACTTCGATGTGCCCGAAGCACCAAACCCTTTTGCGATGGAAGTCGAGCCTGACGGCTTTAACGTTACTCGCGCGGAGGTGTTTGAGGTTGTCACTAGTGAAGTGACGAAGGTGAGAGAACGTGGAAAGTGGAAGGAGTTGTTTGGGATTCTTCGGAACCTCAAGCTTCAACGGAAACGGAACACCGCCTCCCAGGTAGGATCGGCAGATCGGAAAACTGCCAAGCTCATCCTACAAACAAAACCACCCAGAGCGGAAAGGCGTATGCAGATGCGCTGCCTCACTCGCTACTGGGTAAAGAAAAGAAAAGAGGAGATTCTCGCGGACGACGAGGTCTTTATACCTGCTCCGTCCGAAGTGATTGTTTTTGACGGCGAGTCTCACTCGCCTTTCACTCAGATTCAGTCTCTTTTAAGAGAGTTTAAAATAAAAAACGCGCGTTCCCCACTTCCGGCCTTCGGGTCGCCCAGAGTCTGTATTGAGGGAGATTACATCAAACTCGGTGTCGATGAAGGAGAGGTTCGCTTTAGCGAATGACTACGGTAGCCTGCTACCTGTTAG